AACAAAAGAAACTACAGGAAGCGCAATATCATATGGCGACTCTTGGATAAAATGAAAGGGGGCAATTGCCCCCTTTTTTAATGGTGTCGTAGAGTGGCGAGATACTCTAAAACATTTTCTCTCACCCACATTAATTCATGATAACACTTTTGATCATGGGCACATTGCCTAAGCTCATTGTCTGGTTTATGCACACTCTCAATGAATAAATCTAGACCTCTATTCCATTTGTCTTTTTGAGATTCTTCAGTCACGTTGCCTCCAGTCATCAGGTTTGTCTTTAGTCCACCAATCAACCATATCATCGACGCTATCAAATCCACGTTTGCCAAAACGCTCGTGACCTGTACCACCGATGTCAAGTTGGTTTAAAAAATCGTCCATATCTCCCTCCTTCATGTCGGGATTCTCTGCAGTTCTTCTTGCTTGGCGTAGAATGGTTGCTGCCGTTCTATTTGCTTTAGCAAGTTTCTCTGCCCAAATCATGTCTTCAAGAGATACTTCTTCGTGCTGTGCAATTTTCTGACAGATTCCTTCCAGTCGAAGACGATATTGTGTAGAGAGCATATGCAATCTCCATATAGGGTTATTTAGCATTAATCATTGCTTCCAAATCATTGATTCTACTGAATTCTTCGTATGCTCGCTCAGATCTTTCAGCTAGAATATCAGAAATATCATCAAGGATTACTTCGTTGTCGATGTATTCATCCAAATACTTATCTAACGCTTCTTTTAGGTAGCGTTTCCGATGCCACTCTGGTGAGTATGGTTTGTAGTGTGTCATAACGAAACAGATATATGTGGCTGATTATAAGATATATATTCAAATTTGTCAATGGATTGGATAAGCGTTGTTAAGTCCCCAGTAAATAAACATCCCCATAGATGTAAAAAGTATCATTGATTTAATGATGAGGCTGGTCATCTTTCATTTCCTCTGCTGCTAATTTAAGTATGTAATAAATGATATACGCTGTGCCTGCTAGTCCAACCCCAAGAATAGAAATAACTCCCCAAGGTAACTCTCCCATTATCCTGCTCCGTCTCGGAAACCATACATGTAACCAACAATAAGACCACAAACAAATACTATAAAAATTAAAATTTGTTTGTCAAGAAAATCAATAAATTCTGTCAATTCCATAGTCATCATCTTCGTATGTCGATGGCTCTTCAAACAATTCATCCATCTTTTGTTGTAGAACTCTTTCTTGAAGTTCTTTTATATCCTCTTCGGTTAACACTATCATTTGTCTTTTAATAGTTCTTCTATTCTTTTACGCATATTCGTGCTGTCTTGCTTGAGATAATCTCTAAGAGAATATCCTCTCTGCCCTTTCATGATGCAGGTGCCTTGATAAAACATCGTGGCAGCAAATACTAACAAGAAAACGATACCGATTATTTCAACGTGATGTTGAGCCATGGTAGTACGGGTGGAATAACGCCTATCAATCTCAGCAATCCTTCAGCAAATAAAGCAAGAACCACCCAACCAACGCACATAGAAATAATTGAAGCATTCCTATTGTGCCTTCGTATAGCAGCATCAATCATCTCCTGACATTCTTTCTGTGTTACCAGTTTCTGTGGGTTGAGTTGATTCATTCGGTGACTCATGGATTTTTGCGATACCTATAATAGGAAACATAACAAGGGCAAAGCATAGAATGCCTAAACTGATGGGATTATTTAAGATTTCAACTATCAGATGAGTCATCTTTCTTTACACGAATGTAACATTCCAACGGCTTTGGAGTTTCGTCATCGAAGTTTTGCTCTAAGTAAGTGCAAAGTTTTTCGATGATATTAATATATTCATCATGCATCCATTCGCTGCCTGTCTCATGGTAAGCATAGTGTTTGCAAGCAGTGATAATTCTATTAACGTCTTTGCTTGATAAGTTATACATAAGATTACTCTTTATACATTATTATGTCACCATGTTTTCTATGAAAATCAAGGTGTTTTTTGCCCCATGGAATAGTTCTCCATTCAGTTCTGCCATTCCAAAGTAGTAAGCAGATATGGATATATCTCATACATGTGTAGTATAACGAGCTATTTAGTAGGTGCAAATGCTTATCAGGGTTTGCTGACAGACTGGGGGCTTGACAAACCCGTTACAATGCTATATACTATGTAAAGATTCGTTACAAAACCCATGACTGTCACAACCAATGAGTTTGGTCAACAGAATATGTTTGCCAAAGAGCCTACCATGTATTACGAAAACTATGGTATGGACACCCCAAACCAAGTAAAGGAGAAGTATAATGGACGCTGGGCTATGGTCGGCATTGTTGCTGGTGCTATTTCTTATATGGTCACTGGCAAGCTCTTCTTCGGCATCTTCTGACAATTGATTGACTATGGCAGAATTTACCTTTATAATCACTAGTGTCAGCTTCCTCGTGTTGCTGTCGTATTCCGTAGAAAAACTTTGTGAAACTTACTAATGACTTATTCCGTTACCCTCCGCTCACCTGATGGCACCGAGGCAACTATTCAGTGTCCTGAAGATCAATACATTCTTGAAGCAGCTGAAGAGGCTGGCATTGATTTACCTTCCAGTTGCCGTGCTGGCGCTTGCTCTGCTTGTGCTGGCAAACTCATTAGCGGTACAGTAGATAATGAAGAGCAATCTTTCCTTGATGACGACCAACTTGCTGATGGTTGGGTGCTCACTTGCGTAGCATATCCCACCAGCGATTGCGTCATCCTATACTGAACAAGAAGAAAACCTTAACTGAGGAAACAACTATGAAATTCGGATTCACCCCTGAGGCAGAGATCCTCAACGCTCGCCTGGCAATGCTCGGTTTCGTCATTGCTGTTGGCACTTACCTCACCACTGGTCAAATTATTCCTGGTGTGTGGTGATACTTTAAAGGGGGTCTCTCGACCCCCCTTTTTTATGTCAAACTTCTATTCCAAATTGGATGTCGTGGATAAACCATACTAGAATTATATAGAGTAGAATCTGGGTTGCCAGTGTTTAATACTGGTCTGAATTTATTATCGTTTCTTGGAAATGAAATTTGTGAAGTAGTTTGTCCTCCGACCCAAGTAGTTCCAGATGGATTTGGCACTCTTCTTACCATTGGGTAGAATAAGTATCTATTAGGACTTCCTTGTAAAGGTCTATTGGTGTTGTTGTTATCATTAACTTGATTTAGTTTTGCTAAATTAGTTTGTCCCCATGAGCTAGCACCAAGATATGCTCTGACTTCTGCCTGTGTCATTCTTGGCCACTGCTCTGCTAAGCAAGCAACGACACCAGCAACATTTGGCGATGCCATACTGGTGCCATTATATTTTATAACTTCTGCTGCTATTGTATTAGTTCTAGAATCTGACACACCCGCTTCATTACTATGTACAGATGATATGATATTAGTGCCAGGAGCATACACATCAATTCTTGGACCACAATTACTTGAAGTTGCTTTTTGTTCTACTACAGTAGCATCGATGTTACCAACACAAATTACATTATCCAATGCTCCAGGTGAAGAACCTCTATGATAATAATCTGCAGCAAATCCAACTTCTTTTATTTGATTATCATAATCTTGACCACCAGCAACATCTATTTTGAAAGAGCTATTGCCTGCTGCAGCGACAAAAATAATTCCATCTGCAATTGCATCTTGAATATCTACATTTGCTGCGGTTGATACATAAGGAATGTTTAGCACAGTTGTGCCGTTATTTAATAGTCCAAATGTAGTTAATTGTGCAGCAGTGGGACTATTATATTGAGTGCCTCTGTATATCACATAATCTATATTTGATATGGCGACATTATATGTGATACCATAACTGTGATTGGTTATAGTTGGATTCTTTCTACCAGTAGTTGTATTTACTGCTTTACTATTGTGCCATGCTCTGATATAGTCAATTAACAAACTTGATGTAATAGTAGAAGGAGCACTACCATATGGGTTTATATTATAAATGTTTGCTTCTCTTGCCCATCCTCTTCTATTACCAGATACTGTCCCTGCGACATGGCAACCATGGTTATTGTCACTTTGCTGTCCTGCTGTACCATTGATATAGTTACCACCGACATTTGTATATAGATAGGTTCCAGCAGCCCCGCCTGTTACTTCTGGGTTTAAAGAAAACCAATTGAATTGATTAACTCTACTCCCCCCAGTGCCTGCTTCATTAACTGCAAATTCTGGGTGTGCTGGGTCGAAACAACCATCAACAACTACAACATCTACGTTTTTTCCAGTGCTTGTAAATAAAACTGTAGCGTTTTGACTTGCTGTGCTATCACTTCCCCAGTTTGCAACTGTCGCTCCATTTACACATCTATACATTGCCCATGATCTATGAGCATCATTATTTGTATTAGATTTGTTCCATGTAGTAGTAGATAAAGTATATTGTGGAGTAATTGTAGCGCCTCTTTCTTCTGGAGTTAAAGCAACGTCTAAAACTCTAGGGTCTTTTTTAATTAACTCTGCTTCTTCATCAGTCAAATAATAATGTGTATTTCTACTAATTGGCCTTCTATGGACACACTCAACTTCTCTATCTGGAATGCAATCACAACCACCGATAGTTTCTAAGTCATTATATAAACTTTCTAAATCTTCTTTTGTTTTAGCTGTTACGATGTATTCTCTTTCCATCATGCTTCTAGCTTGAGGGCGGTTAATGTTACGGTTACTGCGGCAGTTACGCCACTTCTATTTGTCACAGCAAGATAAATTGTATTAACTGGAGATGCTTGGTCATTAAAACCGATTACCGCTGGTGTTAATACTTGAGTAGAAGCACCTGTAGTAATGACTTCTGCGATAACACCGCTACCTGGCAATGGATCAACATCAATACTTCTTGTTGAATCTGCAGTTCTTGCAGCAACAGATGTGTAAACTCTTACCCATGCTGCTCTATCAGTTTGAATTTTGAATAGTAGATAAGACTTGTATGCATTAGTAATATCTGGGTATGCAGGTGCATTATTTGCTAATGCTGATGTCGTAGTTGAGAAAGTTTGTCTACTAGAAACTGCAACTTCAGTGGATTTAGCAAGTTGAATCCAGTTACCACCACTTGCAAAGTGAATAGTGTTATCACTTGCTGCAACTGCTACTGCTCCGTTGTATGTTGAAGCAGATGGGAATGCTAATGGACTTGAATGATAAAAAGGAATTACGCTTCCTACAGATGGTGCTGTAATCACACCAGTATCTGAGATGGTGACTAAAGAGTTTTGTGCTAATGCACCAGTGGTTCCATCGAATCTAACAATAGCATTATCAACTGCTGATCCTGGTCCATTGAAGCTTCCGCTTCCTCCACCTCCACCAGCACCCCATGTGAGACCACCTGCGCCATCAGAAACAATGGTTTGTCCAGCGGTGCCAGAAACATTATTAATTTTTAAATCGCCTGTTAGATTAGGTGCTGTTAAAGTTTTGTTTGTTAATGTTTGGGTGCCAGTTAATGTAGCAACAATACCAGTGTTGACAGAAATAGTAATGCCATTAGATCCGTCAAACTCAGTGCCTCCTGTTCCAGTGAGACCAGACCCCACAACTAGTGTTGATGCAGTAGTGCGATTTTCATCAACCCAAGCAACTCCAGTGCCAGTAGATTTTAATACTTGGCCGTTTACCCCAGGGTTTCCTCCCCCTACTGTTCCAATTCTGAGTGTACCAGTTAATTTTGCATCTTGAATAATTGGAGCTGCTAAAGATTTATTTGATAAATCTTGGACTCCCGTGGTTGTTACATCACCTAAACCCGTTACGGTAAAATTAGATCCTAAATTAACTACATTACCATTAATTCTAATAAAAGGATTTAATAAAGCACTATTTGGAATATTATCAAAACTATTGTATATGCCAGAAATTGTTTTATTGAAGAGAGTTTGAATTCCTGCAAGAGTTACATCTCCTGAACCACCTCCTCCACCACCTGCAATAGTGATGCTTCCACCAAGAGGAACTGATTCTCCATTAATTGTAATGGATGAATTATTTAATGCGGTGTTTGGAATATTTGATAATATATTAGTGTTTCCACTGATAGTTTTATTTGTTAGTGTTGCAGTGTTATCTGCAGTTAACGCAACTCCGCCAAGTGTTCCAGCGTCACTAATTCTAATAGTATTGTCATCTATTCTAGACACAGTTACATTACCAGCACCAATGAAGTTAACTGAATCTGTGCCTGCTCCACTACCACCAGCATCTAAATCTAAACGTGCTCCACTAGTAACAGTGGATGCTTTAATGCTATAAGTAGTGTTGGTATCAACAATTGGAGCTCCACCTTGAGCTTGAATGTTGATAGAACCGCCAAGAGGAATAGTGCTTCCATTAATTGTAATGGTATTAAACTGCAGAGCACCTGTTGGAATATTCTGAAATATATTCTGGGTGCCATCAAGAGTTTTGTTGGTAAATGTTGCTACCTGATTTGGTTTAATTCCAATAGCAATAGGAATTTTTTTAATCGACATCTTATTCCTCTAGGATGATAATACTTCTCTTAGTATATTTAGTTTATTTGTTATAATAACCTCTTGGAAAAAGAAGACCTCTAGAAGGTCTTCTGCCAAATAAGAATCCTCTTTCAGCTCTTTTTTCTCCTGAGGTGGGAGAATCTAAATTATTAATATTGAAGTTTCTTGGAGCAACTGGTGATCTTACTAAAGAAGAAAATACTAGTTGTAAAAATCCAACTGCAGTTTGTCTGAAATGAAGTGTATTATTTCTTGTTGAAACTGCAGTTGTTGGTTGTAATCCAGATAGATTGATGTTTGCCATTAGGTTACTCTAGCGCAGAATAGCATTCCTATCGAAGAATTATTACTGATATTATCCAATCCATTTTGGTTTGTTTGATATGAAGCCATAATAATTTCATACACTTCAGATTGACTTACTGTTACTGTGTCGCCAACTCTAAACTCAGTAAGTCCAGGTGATGTTGCGACTTGTAGCATTACAAAATCATCTGGAATATAATATGGACATGGTATTAAGTTATTTGCTAAAGGAATACCTTTGATTGGTTTATAATAATTAGCAGATGAAGATACGTTTCTGTTTCTATCAGCAAAACAGATACTTTCTGTCCTTGGTTCAGAATCAAAAGTTGAATTTCTGTAGTAAGTTATTGCATGGGAGTAGTTGTATGTGTCGGAATCTGTATCAATATTGCATGTATACATTGTTCTAGATTCTCTGGATGTCCAACTTCCAGGATTTCTTAGGTAACCATACTCCGCCATTCTTGCTAATGATTGAGCATCTGCTGGCTCATCTTGTGGTTGAACGCTACCGTTTGAATATCCAGGAGAAGTATATCTAATATCTACTCCTCTGGTTGAGGTAGAATAGTATGTTAGTCCTCCATTCCATACGTGATTTGTATCCCATACTCCGCTACCATAATTAATTCCTCTATTAATACTAAATGTAGCAAAAGGAACTACAACTCCATTAATTGTTTGTGTAAACTGTATGATAGCGTAACTGTTGTCTTGTGGTGATTGTGCTCTGTATGTCCTAATTGAAAGGGGGTATGCAGTTGGTGTAGCAGTTGATGCATAATCAACATAACTGAAACTATTATCACTGTTTGCGATATAGTTGTAACCTGATTGATAATCTAAACCAGGATTACCACCAAAGTAACCATACTCATAAGCTCCATCTGGATTGCCAGAGTTAGTTCCTAGTCTATTTAAAGAGCCCCAGACACATCCAGATTGCGTATACATTCTGTAACTATTTCCAGATGCCATTCCGAAAGTGTAGTATGTGGTGCCGAAAGTTTTACCAGCATCATTTACATTCTTAAGTACGGCAAAATATCCATTAGGATTCTTTTGCCAGAATGAATTTCCTGCACCATAATTTGTTACTTTCAAACTTGCAACGCCATCATTTGCATTGCTATTAGTTTCAGCTGCATTAACACCAAATTTAATATCATTAGTTACATTAACTGCATCACCACCAGTTGCTGATCCAGGAATAGTAAATACTTCATTGTTGGACCACCCACTTCCTATGCTATGAATGGATACACCTGCGATTTGATTAGCATTGGTATTTTGTCTTGGAAAGCGATAGATTCTTAGTTTTAATTCTGATCTTCCACCGCTCGCTGGCACTGTGTATTTGTAGTATGGATAGAATGGTGTATAATCATTCCATGTAGAATATCTAGTAACTAGATTGATAGTTCCTTTCATGGAAGCATTTGCGCTGTTGGCATACCCATAAGAGAATGTGCCACCAAAACCAGCTTCAGGTAAAATGTCTTCTGGACTAACCGTTTTCTGTTTCCGATTGTTGCCAACCTCTTGCTTCCCATGTAATTGATTGAACACCATTAGCATCTCTTATGCCCATTCCAGATGGGAATAGTCTATAACTAACAGAATCGAAGTTGGACGTATTTAAAATTCTTTCAGTAGAATATGAATTTACTCTTGTATCAATTAGATAAAAATCTCCACCACTTGTTGTATCATTTACAGTGAAATATACGGTATCTCCTAAATCAATATTGATAGTTGGATTTTCCCAAGTGGCACTTGCTTCTCTTCTAAGAATTAAAGTGCCAGCTGGCGCTGAAGTAATATCAATAGGTACATTATTTGTAGCATCATTTGCGGTTGCTGCTAATTTTATAGTAAACTCATTTACACGAATAGCATAGTATACTGTATTGATGTTGATACCACCACCAATATTTAAGTTAGTATTAGTTTCTCCTGGAGCATAACGAAGTGCATCTCCAGTTTGCACAACATGTGGTAAATAATTTGCACCAGGAACTAATTGAATAGTGTTGTCATTTGTGTTTACAGATCCACTAGTAAATCTCCATTCTTCTAAAATACTATATGCACTAGTTCCTACTGATGTTACATAAAAATATCTTGAGTTATTATATCTTCTTCCAGGTTGCACTCCCCCGACATTAATCCAACTGTTATCTCCTATATTTGATGATTGTGTTACTGGGGATAGCAATGCTACTGGCGATCCAGTTATAGGAGTGCCTCCATGAAACCCTAAGTTAGCAAAAGCAGTTTCTAATGCATCTAATACATTTGCTTTTGTCCAACCAGTGTTACCATTATTTACATTGATGACTGATTTTAAAATGGCCATTTTTTAAGCTCCTATTTGTACCGCTGTTAGAGTTACTGTGATGGTTGTTGGGGAAGATGATCTGTTTGTTGCAGAAACATAAATTGTGCTGGTTCTTGGACTGTCATTATTGAATCCCATAACTCCAGGAGAGATTAAAATTGATTCTGCTCCCGAAGTTCTTACTTCAGCAATAATTCCACTTCCAGGTGCTGGATCTACGCCTTCACTTCTAGTGGAATCGGCATCTCTTGATGCATCATCTACATAAACTCTAACCCATGCTTCTGCATCTGTAGTTATCTTGAATAAAGAGTAAGCATTATATCCAACAATATTTATTTCTCCAGTTGAATTAATATTAAGTAATGAAGAAGTTCCAGAAAGGTCTTGGATAATTGGTGCATCTGCAGCTGAAACACTAACAACTCCATTAGCGTCGATTGACATTCCAGCACCAATTTTAATTCCACCTAGTGTAGTTGGACTTGCAATTGGCAGAGTATATGATCCAGGGTTAGCATCCAATACTCCAGTGACAGGATTAATTGTTAGATTAGCACCAACCTTAATTCCACCAAGGACGGTAGCAGACGCAGTTGGTAGCGTGTATGCTGGTGGAATTGTTGGTTTGTTGAGAATTTGTGCTAGACCAGATGTAGCATTCCAATCTGCTTGCACTGGTGCAGTGCTGCTAAGAGTAATTCTGTTATTTAAATCGTCCCAAGTAACAGATGTGCCGCCGCCTCCAACAAATTCAATGCTATCTTCAGTATTATCAGCACCAGATAAAGTTATTATGGCGTTGTTGCTAGTGGTGTTGCTACCAACTAGATCGTATAATGTGCCACCGCCTGCGCCGCCACCCCCTGTAACAGTTGCATTGATACTGTTTGATACATCATTGTAGGTAAATGTGATACCAGTGTGGGTACCATTTGAAAATAATTGAGCAGCTGCATCTTGTGCTTCTTCATTTGTATATGTCTCTGAAGCAGTAGATGGGATGGAGAAAGTTAATGTATTTGCATCGGTTCTTGTGATAGTTAATCCATTTGTGCCGACTAAAAGCACATCATCATTAGTTGTTCCAGCAGAAGTCGTTTGTGTTAATCTTAAATTTGCATTTGTGCCAGTTGCATTTTCTGCAGAAATACCATAAGTAGTACCAGTTAGAGATATTTCATTATTAGATCTTGAAATATTTAATCCATTGTGTGCTCTGACAACTAATTCACTGGTTACTCCTTGCGAGTCTGATAATCTTATTTTCTTTCTTTCTGAGTCTTGATCTACAGCGGACAGCGAATAGGTTAGTTGAAAATTATTCAGTAGAGTTGCTAAATCGGATGATGTTGAACTATTTGTTGTTACTACTCTTTGACTCGTCCAGCTTACGCCATTTGAATAATATAAAGCACCGTCATTTTCTGAATATGCAATGCCACCCTCGTTTGTTAGAGCGGATGGGAAATCAGAAATATTTGGGTATACGAAAGTGTTGGTTACATTAGCGTTGATTCTACCAGTAGTATCATCATAAGTGAAATTAATACCACTGTGAACTCCATTGGTAAAGCTTCCTGCTACAGCATCTTGAGCTTTTTCATCGCTATATGGATCTTGTGCAACTACTGTAATACTGCCTCCTAGGGCAACTGTATTTCCATTAATTACAATACTGCTATTTGCTAATGAAGAATTTCCAATATTTGAAATGGTATTATTATTTCCATTAATTACTTTATTGGTTAAAATGTCCGAAGTATTTCTACCAACTAGAGTATCGGCAATATTAGGAGCAGGGAAATATACTGTGCCAGTATTAATAACTGATGATATTACAGGATTTACTAAAGTTTTATTAGATAAAGTTTGTGTATCAATTGTACCAACAATATTGCCAGTTGGCATTGATTTTCCTAGTACTTGAGTAGATGATAATACAGTAGTGTTACCAATTTTATAAACTTTGGTTGGTACTAGATTTAGGTTTGATGTAGATTCCCATGACTGAGCATCGTGACTATAAGTTAAATTAATATTTGAAGTGCCTAATAGAATACCTGACCCATTTGCCAAGACTGAATTTGTAACACCATCTGCGATAGTGATAGTTTTATCTGTTACTACTAAATTGGTGGTGTTTACATAAGTTAGCGCACCAGATACATTCAAATTTCCAGTTAATGTTAAATCATTAAAAGTTACGTTTGCTGTGGTTGCAACGTTTTGACCAATTGAAACTGATATATCATCGGCAGTAGATGAAGATATCGTTACTCCAGTTCCACTTCTGAAGTTAATTCTATCTGTTGTGCCATTACCAGATCCAGTGCCACCTCCAACTAAATTTAATCTTGCTCCCACGGAGGAATTATTAACAATTAAACTATCTGTATTTACACTATAGGTAGTATCTGTATCTGTGTTTATTTCAGTGCCAGTAATTGTAATTTCATTTCCGTTTCTACTTAATGAAATTCTACTGCCAGCAACTAGCACAGCATTAGTTGTAGCAGCATCGCTACCAGTTAAACGAATTGCTTTTTTGTTGGGGTTATTTACTCCGTTCTCACTCCAATCAATAGCAGATAAACTGTACGTGGTATTGGTATCTACACCTCCTCCTCCTCCACCAGCGATGTTTATACTTCCACCAAGGGGAACAACAGTATTGTTAATTGTAATACTGTTGTTTAATAAAGCACTATTTGGAATACTAGAAAATGTATTGATAGCACCAGATAGCAAACAATTACTAAAAGTTTTATTAGTTATTGTTTGTGCTGCGGTTCTATATACATCTCCGTAGATTGGGATAGCAAAACTTCCGCCTAAAGAAACTGATTGAGTTACTCCATCTACAGTTACACTAAAAGATGAATTGGCAAGTAAACTATTAGTAATACTTGCTGGTTTTATGGATGGCGCAATGGTTAAATTATTTGGAGAATCGAATTTAAGTTGAGCATTATCTAAAAACTTAACTCGTATAGTGCCAACACCAGTGCCACCAGCAACTAAGTTTAAATTAGCACCATCTGCTTGCTCTTCGGTTTCAATAATATAAGTAGTGTTGAGGTCTAAACCTCCGCTACCTCCACCACCTCCAGTGACTGTCCTCCACTCAACAGTTGTGCCGTTGCTAGTTAATACTTGACCATTGTTGCCAATAGATCCACCAGCATATATTCCGTTGCCAGTTAAATCTAGATTATCGTTTAGTTTTAATTCTTGAATTTCTTTAGTGTCTGGATTGACAATCAAAGGGAAGCGGTTTGCCATTACACGAACGCAAAAAGGTTTCTATTTATGTTATTTATAAATCGGGTGGCAAGGGGGCTTGACAGGTGTGGGAAACCGTGCTACTATAAATAAATGTTAAGAGATGGAAACATTTCTTCACAATACATTCCCCCAATTACTCGGAGTATTTTCAATGACTGCATCTATCGCACAACGTCGTAGCGGTGGAAGCACTTGGGAAAGCTTTTGCGAGTGGGTAACTTCAACCGATAATCGTCTTTATGTTGGTTGGTTTGGAACTCTGATGATTCCTACCCTGCTTGCTGCTACCATTTGCTTCATCGTAGCCTTCATCGCTGCACCTCCTGTCGATATCGACGGCATCCGTGAGCCTGTTGCTGGCTCTCTAATGTATGGTAACAACATCATCTCTGGTGCTGTTATCCCATCGTCCAACGCTATTGGACTGCACTTTTACCCCATCTGGGAAGCTGCTTCGCTTGACGAGTGGCTATATAATGGTGGACCATTCCAACTGGTCGTCTTCCACTTTCTGATTGGCATCTATGCTTACATGGGACGCGAATGGGAACTTTCTTACCGACTTGGTATGCGTCCTTGGATTTGTGTTGCCTACAGCGCACCCGTTGCTGCTGCTTCT